GAAATTCATATGCTGAGTGTGCGTTATTCCAAGATGCTACTACTAACGGTATTGCTTATGCTTATGCTGCTTATTCTAGCGCAGAAGATGATTACCTTACAATGCGTCATATAATGGCAGCAGGTACAACGTCTGCAACAACGTTTAAAGCACGAGTTGGATTAGCTGCTAATACAGGATATGTCAATGCTCTACCTGATGGCACACAAATATTTGGCGGAGTTTCAGGAACAATTTTAACTATACGAGAATATACACCTTAGGAAAAATTATGATATCAAAATTAGGTATTAAAATGAAGAATGTAATCAAAGAGATTTTAAAAGAAATACCAGTTGCAGCAAGATACTGGATTTGTTTTGGGCTAGGATTTAGTTTGTCTAGTCTAATCCAAATAATTAAAAGGTTTTATTAAAATAAGAGCCCTTATGGGCTCTTTATTCTATTATTATTTTAGCTTCCTTAAAGTCCATCGATCAGAAGGCGGACCTCTAAATTGATCGAGATCAACGTTTAAAAGCTCAGGAATCGATTTATAGTCAACCCTCCCTATGGTTTTACCACAAGCATAGCGATAGTCGCCAGAAGAGGCGTTTCTGTTGTCTGAGAGAGATTTAAGGCTTTCTTCAAGCCCTTTCTCTTGTAACGCCAGCTCTTTCTTTTGTTGCTTAACATCATTTAACATTTCAGCAACTTTTAACCAATCATTTCCCTTCTCTATGAAATCATCACCGGTTAATGGCGGTTCCTTGAAGGTTTCTACATATTCCCAGAATTTATCCAGTTCTTTTTTAAGAGTCTTGCAATATTCCTCATCTCTTTCTACTCTTAAAATAATTCCTTCTCCTTTATGGAAAGAAAAATAGTCAACAAAAGGAAGCTCTGATAGCATAGCTTGCATTTGTACTTGAGGATAATATTTAGCAGGAACCTTCCCTTCCTTAGCTAATAAATGATCTTCTTCTTTACAATTCTTTATCTCTACCGCATGGTCTGATGTTATGTTTAGACCGTCTAACGAAGCCATGAGGTTCGGATATTTTTTATTTATTATACAGACTGGCTCAAACAGATCTCCAACCATACTTTGATATACAAGCCTTGCAGGTTCTTCCATAGCCTTCCCGTATCTAGTAGCAGCATTATCAGAGTCTATATTATCTAATCCTAATTTCTCTTGCCAAAGAAGATAAGGGGTTTTAATCCTACCATCATTTGTTTTCCATTTAGAAACTCCCATAATAATAGAAGCATCTGACGCTCCTATATGGTTCTTCCTAAAGGCTAACCATTCTTTAGTGCCTTGTACTAAATTAATTCTTTCCATTATGCCTTCTCCTCTGCCAATTCTTTGGCTTTAAGCTTTGCGTTCTTCAATACCTTTTCGTACATTTCTTTTGGTATATTAGCAAATTCTTCAATATTTTTCTTGTTTAAAAACTCTTCTATTTCTTGTCTATATTCAGGAACTTTCTTAAAAATATCCATCAATGCTTTAACTTCTTTATCTGTTCTTTGGTCTTGTAACTCAGTTACAATTTCACTTGTGTCTTTGATATTTGGATCAAGACTTATTTCTCCTTCAACGTAGCAATTCCCCACAATATCCGGAAATAATTGCCTAGCTAATCTTGATAAAGCTCTAGCAAAAAGCATGTCTCTAGTAAATGTAGCCCAAGGGCCACTTGCTCTATACAGACCAGCCTTTTTAGCTTCATCTAAACTAAAAGATTCAGTCCAACAATCGTCATTATCTGCCCTTCTTCCGTGCAAGATACATATCGTGTCGTCTGAACGCTTGTCTCTTGTAATAGAGTGCTTCTTTGATCGTATTAGAGCATTCATCATGCGTGCTGACATCTCAACCTTGCCTCTAACAAAGTATAGTCCTCCACCTAATGCTTGACGTGGATCGATATTAAGACTCTTAGCTGTTTCAACAATAGCAAATATACCCTCTTGCCCCATCTTCGCATAGTGAGGGGTTTTCAAAAGCAAACCACATAATTCATGCGAGTTTTTTAATTCAGCTAAAGAATTGTTAGACTGAACTACAACTTCATTTTTGTTTTCTTTATTCATCATCATTCTCCTTGGGCTTCCGCCCTTAACTTTTATTTAACTTATCTTGCATTTTATTTATAGCATAAATATAATCAAACACATTATTTATGTCAACGAAAACGTTCAGGAAAACACATGATTTTACGTAGGTATTTAAGATTAAGAGGGATAAAGATCGTATTCTTTGCTAGTCAGCTAGGAATCTCAAGAACTTCACTGTATTATTACATGAGAAGAAATAAAACTATACCCAAATACGTCAAACTAGCAGTTAAACAGCTAACAGACGGCAAGGTAACCAGAATTGAAGATGAGATTAAAAAAAACAATATACTATTAAAATGAAATATTATAAAAGAATAGAAGGTATGTGGATAACCCCAACGGATAGCATGGAAAACAAGAGTGGTATTAGATCAGGAAGAATTGAAAAAAAAATGAGGGAGATAGAACCACTCTACTCCCCCAACGGGCTACACGCGAGTGTAGTATCTGATAAGGATCACGATATGCTACTAGGGCAATCCAAACTATATCAACCCCTCAAACTAAAAGAGGTAATCATGAAAAAAACCAACCTAACAACAAGGAGTGTTTATTATGAATTATAACAACCCACCAACAAGGAGTTTATATCATGGATTATAATGATAACGATCACCAAACATTAAATCAAGAAAAAGTTGAAGAAAAGTTAGATTACGGAACGCAGTCCTTTATAATTAAGCATCCTCTTAAAATTAATTTCACCTTATGGTCTAACAAAACAGCAGCCGACAATAACTTATCCTGGAAAGCTACAGGGCTTCTCTCGTATCTAGTCACTCTACCAGATAACTGGAGGGTTGTTGTAAATCACTTAGCTACGGTTAAAAAGTGCGGGATTAAAGTTGTTCGTTCTGCTTTAAAAGAATTAGAAAAAAATAGATACATCTGTTCTTACCAACCAAGAGACGATCAAGGAAGAATGTTACCTACTGTATATGTTGTTTTTTCTATAGCTCTTTCTAAGACAGAAATGAAGGAATTCAAAAAAAGTTTACCGCGTTACCTTTTTCGGCATGCGGAAAAACGGCACGCCGATAATGGCACTCTACTAAATACTAATAGTAATAATACTAATAAGAATAAGAAAGAAGGGAAGCCTCCTAAAGTCGTCACCACCGATCCTTATGAAATTAAATTAACAGAAGAAGAAAGGTCTACGTTACATGAAAGGATAGGAGAAGATAGGACAAAAGATTACATAGAAGCCCTGTACTTACATTTAAAATCTATTGGAAAGCCCAAGAAATATAAATGCCACTACTCAGCTATCCTTAATTGGTATCAACGTGATGCTAAAAGCAGGAATACTCAACCAGATGGAACGCAAAAGCCAATTAAACAGATTGAAGGAGAAAAGAAGATGATTGAAAATATTCAGAGCAAGTATTTTGTGTATAGAGAGAACTGTTCAGATCTTTGGATTATAGAGAATTTCTTGGAAGTTGAAGGTGATTATATTTTAGATAAGAAAAGAAATTACAGAGCAAAATCATCATTATCTAAATATGTGGACAGACTCTTAAATGGGGGATACGTCAATGTTGACTCTTTCAAGATCTTTGCACAAAAAGAATTTAACGAAGCCTCTTCCATACTTAATTGCAGCAACATGGGAAATAAAATATTTAATAATAATTAAAAAAAGATTGGAAATAAATAAAGAAATGTTTTATTAATAAATTATGCTACTAGGGAATAGGTTTATGATATTTTTTCACGCAGGGAAGCCGATAGCTCAGCAAAGGCCAAGATTTGCAAATGGTATAGTTTACGATCCTCAATCTAAAGAAAAGACTAGAATGAAGTTTGAGTTCGCTAACCAGTTTCGCTCTCAAGGCTGTTTAAATGCCCTAGAAGGGCCTATCGCAGCTAAGGTGGATATATTGTGTCCTATACCCGCTT